CCGCTCATAAATTTGCTAAGGGTCTGGAAGCCAGCACAATCACCATCGACTTCCTAAACGACACAGCAGCATCTAACGTAAACGCAACGCTGCAAGCCGCATGGGGTACTACAGTGCCGCTAACATTAAAGCAGACTTCTGCAGTAGTAAGCGCAACTAACCCAGAATTCCAAACCACAATTCTGGTGAACAATACTCAAGATGTAAACGGCGCAGTAGGCGATATAAGCACACAATCCATTACATTCACCTGCCAAAGTGTTATCGTAGTAGATACCACACCATAAGGAGTAATAATGGCAAAGCTAAAGATAACAAGGGCTAATGGCGAAGTATCTGAACACAAGATTACGCCAGGTGTCGAGTACGCTTTCGAGTTAAAGTATGGCGCAGGAATTAGTAAAGTCCTACGTGATCATGAAAGGCAGACGGAGATCTATTTCCTTGCGCATGAGTGTTTACGTAGGGCTAACGTAACTGTACCTATATTTGGTATTGAGTTTATTGACAGCCTAGAAACTGTCGAGGTATTAGACGAAGAAAAAAAATAGTACAGCGTGATTCTACGCTCTATGCGATAGCAAGTTTGTCTGTAGAGCTAGGGATCGCGCCTAGTGAGTTTATTAACATGGACTCAGAGATGCTAAAGGCAATAGTGCAAGTCTTACAAGACAGAGCTAAGGAGGTCAAAAATGCCAGTAGTCGTAAACGGCGTTAGAGAATTCCTTAAAGCCATAGATCAATTAGATGATGACATGTATAAAAATGTAAAAGCACAACTTAAAACACCTATGCTTAAAGTAGCGGCATTAACTAAACAAGAGTTCCCAAACAATTCAGGCGTATTGAGTGGTTGGCTAAAACAAGCACCAGAAGTTGCAGGGCAGAAAAAACCTTTTCCTGCCTATGATCAAGGTCAAGCACAGGGTGGCATAAAATATAAGCTAGGGCCTAATAAGAAAAACAATAAAGGCTATTCTGTTTACAATTATGTAAGCAACGAAAACCGAGCAGGTATGGTATTTGAATGGGCAGGTAGAAAAAATAAGCAAGGCACACCTGGCGGCGCATCATTAAATCCGAATGCAAGCGCAGAGTTTATTGCAGCCTTGCCACCATTAGTAGATGCAACACTTAAAGGATCTGTAGGCCGCAGAGGTCGTAGAAATACTGGTCGTGCCCTTTACAAAGTTTGGGAAAAAGAGCAAGGCCCTATCTATGCAAACATAGAAAAAGCATTAAATGATGCAATCTTTGCTTACTATAAGAAGTTACCTTTAGAGAAAAAAGGTCAAGTGTTACAATTTTATAAAGAGCGATCAGCTCGCGGATTTACAGGAGTATAACTGTGCCAACAATTGTAGCCTCGGTACTCAGCACCTTTGATAATAAAGGATTAAAAAAAGGCAAGAAAGAAATATCAGCCTTTGATAAAAACCTCAAAGCTTTAGGCAAAACTTCTGCCAAAGTATTTGGATCATTAGCCTTAGTAGCCTTTGGTAAAAACGCAGTCAACGCATTTATAGAATCAGAGAAAGCAGCCGCTAAACTACGCACCACAGTTAGCAACCTAGGCTTAGAGTTTGAGCAGCCAGGCATAGAACAATATCTAAAGAATCTATCCTTACAATTTGGCATCGTGGATGAAAGTTTGATTCCAGGCTTCCAGCGTTTGCTTATCGTAACTAAGGATGTTGCTAAGGCACAGAGTTTATTTGAGACTGCACTAAACGTATCAGCAGGCACTGGCAAAGATCTCACAGCTGTATCTACTAGCTTGTCTAAGGCTTACCTAGGCGATAACGCAGCACTAGGCAGGTTAGGCGTAGGACTAAGTAAGGCACAATTAAAGTCAGCATCATTCTTAGAAGTACAGCGCACACTTAACGTTAACTTTGCAGGTCAAGCCGCAGCAGCTGTAGAAGGTTATGCAGGCAGCATGGCTAAATTAACTGTAGCTGTAGATGAATCTAAAGAGGCAATAGGCAAGGGATTATTAGATGCACTAGCAGCATTATCAGGCAGTAACGATATAGATACATTTACTGCAAAAATGGTTAAGGCAGCTGAGAAGATAGGCAGTGCCTTTGCAACTATTGGCGATGTCATAGGGTTACTTAACCCTAATGCTAGCGTTAAAGTCGGTGGCAAGTTCTTACGCAAGTCTGATATGAACGCACCTAGATTATCACCAGCCACTAGCAGAGCCATGTTATTAAGGCAAGAGACTACACAGATTAAGACAGGTGTGTCATTACGTAAGCAAGAGAATGCTTTACTCAAGGCTAAGACTGCCGTAGATCAATTACGAGATAAGTTTGACCTAGAGCGCATAGGACTTACAGCTGCACTTAACGCTGCGACAGATGAAGAGACAAAGTTACGTCTAAAAGCACAGTTAGCAATTTTAGATAACAACGAGGCTTTGGCTAAAAAGATATTAGCAGAGATGGAAGCAACTAATAAATTAAAAGAGTTTACAGATGCATTAGCAGTTAGCACTAATAAATACGATGCCATGATTAGTGGCTTAATCGGACAATTTAGAACTCTAGGTTTATCACTACAAGAATCTATGGCATTAGCAGGTATGTCTGCTAGATACCAGGCACAAGCCGATGCGTTTGGTAGAGGTGGCGGAAATGCAGCACCATTATCTACAGACCCATACGATATTTTAATTAGAAAATTAGCACCAGAATTAAATACTCAATACGGATTACCTGCCCAAGATGCAATATCTTTAGCAACCATGTCTGCAAGGTATCAGGCACAGGCAGATGCAATTACAATTAACATACAAGCAGGTGGCGACAAAATGAGTCAGGCTATAGCAGAAAGTATTCAAATTGCCAATCGTAATGGCTACGATTTAACTGGTGCAGGGCAATTACCTTAATGCCATTACCCGTAATAACTGCTTTAATTAACTTTAGCACTGGCCCATCCTTTGCACAAACAATGATCTTAGATACAGGCATATTGGATACAAACGTATTAGGTGATGCCTCAGCCGTAATTGTAGATGTATCAGATCAAGTTAATCGCATAGAAACTAATCGAGGCCGCACTGCGTTATCAGATCAGTTCCAGACTGGCGCACTTACTTTACGCATCGTAGATCAAAATGGCGACTTTAATCCGCAGAATGTTACTGGCCCGTATTACAATTTATTAACACCTATGAAGAAGGTGCAGATTAGTGCAACCTACTCATCAGTAACATATCCTATATTTCAAGGCTTTATTACAAGCTACGTTACTACATACCCAGGTGAATCTGGTGAAGATGTAGCCATTACGACTATACAAGCTGTAGATGCATTTCGATTAGCGCAGGTAGCACAGATCAGCACAGTCACAGGTGCGACTGCAGGCGAGTTAGCAGGCACACGTATTAACAAAATATTAGATCAAATTGGTTGGCCTAGTTCTATGCGTGATGTAGATGCAGGGCTTACCACAATGCAAGCAGACCCAGGCACTAACCGCACAGCACTTCAGGCCTTAACTACTGTGGCCACTTCAGAGTATGGTGCTTTGTACGTTGACGGGCTTGGCAATTTTGTTTTCCAGGATAGAAATGTAACTGCAGGATCTATTGGCGGCACACCCACAGTCTTTGCAGATAACGGTACAGGTATAGATTACTTTGATGCTAGTTGGATTCTTAACGATGTGCTTATATTTAATAAAGCCACTATTACTAGATCAGGTGGCACAGCACAGGTAGCCCTAAATCAAGCCAGCATAGATAAATACTTCTTACACAGTTATTTTTTAGACAACCTACTTATGCAGACCGATGCTGTAGCCCTAGATTATGCTCAGGCTTATGTGGCTAGTAGAGCTGAGACAACCACGCGAGTAGATTCTATAGTGCTTGACTTATACACAAACAATTACAACACAGGCATAATTGCAGCCTTAGACCTAGACTTTTTTGATCCAATAAAGGTAATTACTACACAGCCTGGAGGATCTACCCTAGAGAAAACATTACAGATTTTTGGTGTACGCATGAACATAACACCGAATAGTTGGAAAACCACGT